TTGTACCAAGTGTAAAGAAGTAAAGTGTTTTTATTGTTGGGAAGATGAACCCTACGATAGCCCAAAGCACTACGCTGTCCATCAAGCTTGGACAAGGGGTGGAGAATCCGTTAAATTTTTTTATGCAACAGTTAATAGTGAGAGCTGGGGCGAATAATGAGATGTAATTGTAACGCATGTAGATATGCATGGGGCACTGACCTAGTGCTTCTATGTATATTAACAATAATTTTGTTTGAAGAGTTTATGATATGATCAGAAAAATATTAGGTCCACCCGGCACAGGGAAAACAACAAAATTAATTGGTAATAAAGAATTAAAAGTACCTGGTTATGTAAGCACCTTTTTAAAACTAGGAACTCCGTTAAATAGAATAGGATACTTTGCTTTTAGCAGGAAAGCCGCCAATGAAGCAAAGGAAAGAATGTTAAAACTATATCCTCAATATGGATACAGAGAGTTAAAAAATTTTAGAACTTTGCATTCCCTAGCGTTCTGGAAATTAGGAATGAAAAAAGAGAATGTCATGCAACCTGAAGACTACGAAAAAATAGGTGAAGGAGTAGGTGTAGAGGTTACTGTATACACTGGGGGCCAGGAAGAAACAGGATACATTGATTCAGATAGTGAATACTTTAACCTCATCAATATAGCTAGAATCAGAAACCGAACTCTTAAGGAGGAATACGACACCGACTTATATTCAGACGATTTAGATTATGGGGTTTTAAAAATTATAAAGGACGAATTAAACAATTATAAGCACACTTATCACCTCAAAGACTATACAGACATGATTGAAGAATTTATTTCAAAAATTAAGAAGGGCAAAATTGAATGCCCAACTTTTGATGTAGTCTTTATTGACGAAGCCCAGGATCTTTCACCCATTCAATGGAAAATGTACGATTTATTAAAGAAAAATTCTAAACATATTATCCTAGCAGGAGACGACGATCAGGCCATCTATGGATGGGCGGGCGCTGATGTTAAAAGATTCCAGGACGAACCTGCAAAAGAAAAAGTATTGCCTCGATCCTATCGAGTTCCAATCAAAGTTCAGCAGGTAGCAAACTCTATTATATCACAAATTGAAACTAGAATTCCAAAGGAGTGGGAACCAAGAGACAGTGAAGGACATTGTGAAGAAGTATACAGCATAGAAGAAGTTGATCTGACCCAAGGTAAATGGCTAGTACTAGCGAGGACTCATTACAGATTAATGAAATTAAAACCCCATTTAATAGAAAGAGGAATTTATTTTGAATATAAAAATAGAAAAAGTTTTAATGCAAAACTTTATAAAGCCATTGAAAATTTCACAAGATGGACGAAGGGTAATCCATTAACACCAGCTGAAATAAAAGATATCTTTGATTATACAGGACATGATTTTACTTTTGATGAAGACAAAACCTATAACTGCATTGATTTTGGAATTGATCACACGGATACTTGGTACGAAACTTTTAATGCTGACCCCGAACCGACTTTATACATTCGGCAAATGTTAAGCAATAAAGAAAACCTTTCTCAGGACGCACGCGTAAAACTTTCAACCATCCACTCAGCCAAAGGAGGTGAAGCGGATAATGTATTATTGATACTAGATAATACAGATAAAATTAGAGAAGGAATTGAAAAGAGTCCTGAGAAAGCTGATGAGGAACATCGAGTATGGTATGTCGGTGTCACGAGAACGAAACAAAATTTATATATCATGGCAGCAAAGGAGGATAGACTCGGATATGAAATCCAAAGTATACAGTAAACAAATTGGTGGAACTCATTATAAAGATATGAAGATCCAACCAAGCGAATTTATAAACAGGAATAAATTGCTCTTTGCAGAAGGGAATGCTATTAAATATATTTGTAGGCATACCACTAAAGGAGAAGTTCAAGATCTAGAAAAAGCAAAACACTACATAGATATGATTATTGAAAGAGACTATGAAGATACCGAAGTTTGAGGCACAAACTGAGTGGGTGAAGCCCACTGAGTTTCCAGACTTAAGAGAAGTTGAAGAAATTGCAATTGACTTAGAAACAAAAGACCCGGGTTTAAAAGACCGGGGATCAGGTTCTATTATTGGCGATGGAGAGGTTGCAGGAATTTCAGTAGCCACCACTCATTATAAAGGATACTTCCCCATTGCCCATGAAGGGGGTGGAAACATGGACAGGAAAAAAGTATTGGAATGGTTAAAAGATATTCTAGAATCCCCTTCTACCAAGATTTTTCACAATGCCATCTATGATGTGTGCTGGCTTAAAAAACTAGGATTCAAAATAAATGGCGACATCGTCTGTACAATGATAGCCGCAGCCGTCACAGACGAGAACAGATTTCGCTATGATCTCAATAGCTTAGCGTGGCATTACCTTGGCTATGGTAAAAATGAAAGAATTTTAAGAGAAGCGGCTGAAGAATGGGGCATCGATCCCAAAGCTGAAATGTATAAACTTCCTGCGATGCACGTGGGTGCATATGCTGAAAGGGATGCTCAAATCACACTAGAATTATGGCAAGAAATGAAGAAAGAAATTATCAACCAGGATCTAGAAGACATTTTTGATTTGGAGACTGAACTTTTTCCCTGTCTCGTTGATATGAGATTTAAAGGAGTAAGAGTGGATGTCGAAAGAGCTCACCAAATGAAAAAAGATTTTATTAAAGAAGAAAATGAACTTCTAACTAAAATAGAAAAAGAAACTAATATTCGCCCACAAATTTGGGCGGCTAGAAGTGTAGCAAATGTTTTTGATATTCTCAAGATCCCTTATGATAGAACTGAAAAAACATCTGCTCCTAGTTTTACTAAAAATTTTCTACAACACCATGACCATCCTGTAGTTAGAATGATTGCCAAGACTAGAGAAATCAATAAAGCCCATACAACATTCATAGATTCAATTATTAAATACGAACATAAAGGAAGAATCCATGCAGAAATAAATCAACTTAGAAATGGAGGAGGCGGAACGGTAACTGGAAGATTTAGTTATCAGAACCCCAACCTTCAACAAATTCCCGCTAGAAACAAAGACTTAGGACCCAAGATCAGAAGCCTATTCATACCTGAAGAAGGATGTAAGTGGGTTGTTTCGATTATAATCAGCAAGAACCACGACTCGTGGTACACTATGCATCGCTCTATAAACTTCCTTCCGTCTATGAAGTAGTTGATTCTTATAAAGAAGATAGTAATTCAGACTTTCATCAAACCATAGCAGACATGGCAAACATTCCAAGAATCCAGGCTAAAACAATTAATCTAGGATTATTTTATGGAATGGGAAAAGGAAAACTCCAATCAGAATTAGGAGTATCAGAAGAAAAAGCAGCAGAATTATTTTCTCAGTATCATAATAAAGTACCATTCGTTAAACAGTTAATGAGTAAAGCATCCAACAGAGCACAGGAAAGAGGACAAATAAGAACTTTACTCGGCAGACTTTGCAGGTTCCATTTATGGGAACCCAATCAGTTCGGGATGCATAAGGCCATGCCACATGAAGAAGCACTCGCTGAACACGGACCAGGGATCAGAAGAGCTTACACATACAAAGCTTTAAATAAATTAATTCAAGGTAGTGCCGCCGATATGACAAAAAAATCTATGTTGGACCTCTATAAAGAGGGTATAGTTGCACATATTCAGATTCATGATGAACTTGATTTATCTATCGAAGATGATAAACAGGCTAAACGAATCGTGGATATAATGGAATCTGCAGTTGAACTAGAGGTTCCCAATAAAGTAGACTATGAGTTTGGTAAAAATTGGGGAGATATATACGACTAACAAGGAGGAACTATGGAAAAAGTGAAACAACTTTGGACATTAGCAAAAGCTAATCCCAAAATATCTGCCGCTATCGTGGTAGTTATTGTTGCCATCTATTTTTTAGTAAACTAGGAGTTTTATGTTGAATGGCTTACCTGAACGCAAACATTCCTGCAACCTATGCGCAGGTAAGGAGAGAGTATCTCTATGATCTTAAAGAACATCATGG